CCCAGGCCACCAATAACAGGTAGCACCTTGTCGATGGCTGTTGCCAGGCCCAGCATTTCGCCCACGCTGCGCTTTGTGGCTTCGTCCAGGTCTTGAAACTCGGTGATGCCCTTGCCGATCAACTCAAAGAGCGGCGTTAGGCCGTCGATGATGCCGGCAGAAACATTAACCAGAGCGGTGAAGGCGTCCACGATCTTCTGCAGCGCTGATTCCAGACCCTCAACCGTAGATAGGTCGATATCGCCAAACAGCGCTTCAAAAAGGCCATCTACTTCGCCACCCAAATCACCAAATGCACTTAGAAGGTTCGAAAAATCCAGACCCTCGAACGCTTCCGGCAAGTTTTTGGCAATCACTTCTACGTCTTGCGCGAAGGATTCCAGCCCGCCGCGAATCAGATCAAATAGCTGGGCGGCATTTTCGCCCTGCAGAGCTTCGCGTATCGAGCCCACCAAGCCGGTGGTTGCCTGCGTGGCCTCCCGTGTCTGCTCGATGTACTCAAGGCCAACACTGGCAGCGGCGGTACTGAATGCGGTGCCAAGCTGTTTTAAGGCAAATTCTGCCGACTGGGTTTTAACGTTGAACTCTTCGATGGATGCCCCGCTGGAGTCCATCGCTATTTTCAGGATTTCTTCTGATCGCGCAGAGCCGTTAAGCACCGCAAGGAAGCGGCTCATCTGCTCCGCGCCCGCAATAATTGTTGCGACTCTCGCTTTCTCGTTATCATCGAGCCCTTGCGTGGCTGCGATTAGGTCATAAAGTACATCTTTGGTGTTTCGCCGTTTTCCGTCTATTTCTAGCTGAATACCCAGCTCATCCACCAGCAGGGCGTTCCGTTCTTTGGTCGGTTTAATTAGATTGCTTATGGCAGTTTTCAGGGTGTTGGCCGATTCAGACCCTGACCGCGAGACTTCAATTACCGGTGTCAGAAGCGCGGCGGTTTCTTCAAACGACAAGCCCAAAGCCTTGGCAATAGGGCTTAGCCTCTTGAATCCCTCGCCGAGTTGTTCAGCGGAAACACCGGCATTATTTGAAACGCCGTTCAGCACGTCCAGCAAGTTTGCCGCTTTGGATGCCGGTGCCTGGAAGCCCGCCAGCGTACCGATTAACAGCTCGCTCGATTGAGTGGTGGTTAAGTCGGCAGCGTTTACCGCCAGCAGTGATTGCTCGACCAGAGTTAACGAGTCGTCAATGTCAAAGCCTGCCTGGCGAAAATCAGCCGCACTTTGAATAACGTCTGAAGCACTCACACCGAAGCGCGATGACAGGTCACTGAATACATCGCTGTAATCGGAAGCGCTGCCTTCGCCGTCTGCCATGACTTTTTGCAGGTCAATCAGCGCGGCTTCAAACGTGACGGCTTCTTTTGTGGCAAATGCTAGAACAGCCACTCCGGCTGCAACCAGCGCGGCATCCAGCTTTAAAATGCTTTCAGTCACATTTGCCAGTGGTCCGGTTACGCTGCCAACGCTGCTGGAAAGCGAATCCAGATTGCGGCCAACGGAGCTAATGGCGCCACCGGTTCTGTCTATGCCGCCAAAGATGATTTCGACGGTTCTGCTTAGGTCGGCCATGTTTTCTCCAGGCAAAAAAATGCCCGACACATGGCCGGGCTATAATGTTATAGGGACTCAGAGCAATACTGTGCGCTTTGCTCCTTTGGAGATGTTGTCTGAAGCCCACATAGGCCTTAGATTGGACAAACAATTCACGGCGGATGGATCGGTAATGCCTTGGCGAATAAGATGCGAAATTGGGGTTATATGGTCAATATGCCATTGACCATGGTTTTCCCAAGTCATGCCTTTTTCAAACTGGCGCTCCAAGTGTCTTGCTAGCTCTGCCCCGCTGTAACCAAGGCTCTTGCTGTAAGAGTCTTTCTTGGAGATCTTTTCGGCCTTAAGGGCTGTCAGGAATCTTACTCTAAGCGACCGGAGGCACCTAAATTCAGGGTCGTTGGCGTATCTTTTTCTGCGATATTTAGTATCGGAAGCGCGCACCGACTCAATGTTTTTTGCTTTCCACTTGCGCCTAATTTCAGCATAACGTTTAGGATTATCCTTTCGCCACTGAGAATTATATTGCTTTATTTCATCTGACTTGTTTTTATAAAGTTCTGACCGGTAGGCGCGAAAGTACTCACTATTTACATCTCTGTTTTTGGCATTCTTCAATCGTATGCATTCTGCGCACTTGCCATCTCTTACATAGCGCTCTGCCGTGTGACCATGACCGCACTGGATGCCGGTAAAATACCGCTTAAGGCCTTCGGTCGCTGCAAAATCTTTGGCAACTATGGGTATAATTGAATGAGCCATGCTGACCTCGGTATAGGTTGACGTGGTTAGGGGCTGCTCGGCGTTACGAGCGTCGAGTCGGCCCTGATTATTTTACCATTACTTCTCATCAACACGGCAATACGGAAATAAAAAACCCACACTTGGCGGGTTCATGTGTTCGATTTGGTTGTCAGTTGCAGTCGCGCTGAGCTTGCCTTTCAGCCTCCCTCAGTTGTGACTCTAGCTGGTCTTTTTCCCATATCCTGTACCCTTTCCTGCCAAGTTCTCGCAGCTGGATTTTGTACTCTTCAACGCGCTCTCTCTCGTACTCGCAGGACCAGCTATTCTCTGGCGCCGCTTCTGTCTTACTTCGGCCATCGTACCTGACGGCCTCTCTTGCAGCTTCGTACTTCTGCTCTCGCTTACGTCGGTCAAGCTCGCGGGCCTGCCGGATAATTTCGGATTCAGAATTTCCATATTGCCGGCTTGAGCCCATGGCGCCCGGGCTGCTCTCTCGGATCTCGACTTGCTGCTTTTTGCCTGGCGGCGGCTGATTACCGAAATGAACTTGGCCGCTCGCGTCCGTCCACTTATAGACCTCGGCCAGCGCGGGGAATGAGAGGGTGAAAATCAGGAGTAGGGCAAGGCGCATAATCACGTCCGTCTGAGGTTTTTCAAAACCATAGCATACGCCGGATTATTTGTGCGCCTTGTACCACATGCCCCACAGCGTTATTTCCGTTTGAGTGAGATAGCCCTCTGGGAAAACATCGGGCCGGCTCTCGTAAAGATACCGGCCCTTCCTGTCTGCCAACGCTAAGCTGGCTTGGATGCCGGAGTCTTGCCAGAGGGCTTGGGCTTTACCTGGGCCTGCTGCCCCTTGCCGGTTAGCTCCATGATCTTGTTTGCCATTATGCTGAATTCGACAGGGAACGTTTCAGCCATTTTGGCAACGTCTGCCAACTCCAGCTTAGGCTCCACCGTTGCGAGCCTGACATGCTCTAGGCGTTTGGCAAGCGATGCGGGCACATCTTGGTGGTAGCCGATGCCATCCATCAGCGCGCCTACCTTTTCTTTGCTCGCGCCGGCCAGCCGCTCTACAATATCGGACAGCAATTTACCCTTGCTTGCTGACTCTTCAGCTTCGGCAAGTTCATGCGCGGTCAGCCCGCGCACGATAACCTTGCCATCGCCAAAGCCCGCTTCTGCCAGCCCATCCAGCGTGATTTCCGTTTCACGCGGGGTAAAGCTGGCCTTCTGAAAGGCTTTGAGGTCCAACATTACGCGGTCACATCTGAGCCGGCAGACTCGGGCGACACAGTGCAAGATGCCTGAATCTCATCGCCAGCCGGAAACGTGCGGCTGATGCCGAACTTGCCTTGCTCCAAAATGTAGCCGCTCTGGAACTTGCTGGGGAAGAACTTGAACCAGAGGATTTCATTTTTCAGCTTCACCAGGCCGTCACTGATGCCGTCGTTCAGATACGCGGTGAAGGATGCCTGGTTGAGCGTGGAGCTTGTGCTGCCCAAGGTGGTGCCGTAAATCTGGGTTGAGCTGACCGAGTGCGAGGTTTCGGAAGGCACGAAGTCTGAGCCTTTGGGAACATCGGCAAAGATCGGCTCTGCAAAACTGGCGTACACGTTTTTAGGGGCGTTGCCGGTGTGGATCAGCGGTAGGCCGGAGTTGAATTTAACGCTCCCGTTGCGATAATCCGCTTCGTAAATCGGGAAGTCGAAGCGCTCCTGGTGCAAGCCAACCACCTGGAAGATTTCGGAAGCCTTCACCGCTGCCGGCGTGCCGCTGGCGTAGCGCACTTGGCCAATCTCAATCTCATCAACAGCAATCAGAGGCGGGCCGCCAGTAGATCCGCGCACGGCGCTGACGGATGAACCCTCAGTGCCGGCAACCGCAGTGATGGTGCCGATGGCGTCAACGGTAATGGAGTAGGTGATGTGGGTGAGGGTTGCGGCTCTCGCGCATGTCAGGGCCGCAGAGGCGGAAGCAGCAACGGCAGCGCCTTCCACGTAGGCCGTGAGTGCGGACACGTCCACGGTATTGTTGCTGCCTGCTGATGCGGGCGTAATGGTGCCGCCGTTAATCAGACCATCAGGCCGAATGACGGGCTCAAAGCCTGTGCGGCGGGACCACAACTCCGCGCCCGATTCAAATATGGTTGCGTCACCAGAATCGGTCAGAGCCGCGATGGCCGACTGGTTCTGGCCGCCCTCGTACTGGATTTTTGCATTTTCTGCGTTCGCCATGTCTTTTCTCCGGGTGCTGGGGTGCCCATTTGGGCGATTTGGGATTTTCGGGCATTAAAAAACCCGCACTTGGCGGGCTGGTTATCTGGGGTTGGTTATTGGGAGTACGGGTTGCCGTTCTGGGTTTCGAATACAACATCTACTTTTAAGCCGCAGCCAATGATTTTCAGCCCGGCATCTGGAGTCAGGATGATGGCGGATGCCTCCGTCATCGATGCGGTAAGGCCTCCAAGCGTTGGATCTGGCTCACCGGCGTTGTTGAAAATAGCGCTGACAAGCTCGCCGTACATTTTGTCGGCGGATTCTGGGTAGGGCTTGGCCGCGTCACTTTTCAGAAACTCGACGGTGATTTCGAGAGTGTGCAGGGTGGTGCCGTACTTGGTTTTTTCGCTCTCCTGGTCACCGTCCCAGACGTTTATAAACTCGGCTTCGTCTTCGTACTGCTCCCGACGCAATACCGGGAAGGTAGTCAGCGGCTGAAGGCGGGCAATGATGGCTTTGATAACCTGTTCTCTGATCGTATCCACTTACAATTGCCCTCTGTTAAGCAGGCCGATCTGGCGGTCAAGCTCTGTCAGCATGGCTTCGCTGGCTTTAGCCTCGACCTTTCCAGACAGGCCTGGTGTTTTCGCGTAGATAGTGGGGATGGCCGGGCCGGATTTTCGGCGGTACGGGCCAAAGCCGTCATAACGCGGGCTGTCTACGTTGGGCTCGAAAATGCCGGTGTAGCGCTCACGAATTAGGGTCCACATGAAAGCGTGCCGGTACTTTTCCCGCGGCTTGTCTTTCCAGATTCTGAACGTAACGCCGGTTTTGGTTTGCCGTGCGCCGAATTCTGTTAGCGGGAGCGGTGCGCTTTTCAGTACCACTTTTGCCTGCAGGTTGCTGAGGCTGGCGAAATAGACCTTTGTGTTTTCGCGGATGGTCTTTTTCTTCAAGTTGGCTTTTTTGGCCATCTCGTCAACCGCCAGCTTGCGGCCTTGTTTTGCGCCAAAACTGACGGATCGCTGAAGCGCTTTTCTGCCACCCGTGCTGTAGGCCTGCAACAGATTTAGGGTGTCTTGCAGTGTGGCGGGGTCTATCCGCACGATAACGGTCATTGCTCGCTCACGACTACGCGGATTGTGTAGCCGTCATTCGCCACTTTGCTTTCCACTTCCCACACCTCTTGGCCGTATACGATTTGGTCGCGCTTACGCAGGTTGCACACGTCTTCGACCAGCATTTCGGCTTCGTTGCGCAGTTCGCTGGTTTCGGATTGCCCGGGTGATACCACGGCTACATCGCGGGAGATGTGCAGCAGCACGTTGGCAACGGTGGTGCCGTCGCTGCGGTACAAATCACCCACAACGCCCATGGATTGCATAAGGCGCCGGGCGGCTCTTTTGAACGTTTTTTCACTCATAAATCAGGCTCCACAAACTGAAACGGCCCCGGTAGTGGGGCCGTTTGGATTTGCAGACTGGTCTGCAGTTTGGCTGTTATTAACCGGTGAGCTTAACCACTGCGTTAGGGCGGGTGCATAGGAACAGCGGGTTGGACTGAGATTCCAGCGCCATACCTTTGTTCATCGCCAGCGGCTCGGCCTTGGTGTAATAAGGCAGGCCATTGGTGCCAACGGTTTCCATGTAATTGGCCGGCGCGAAACGTCCGATGAAAAGGTCGGGTACGCCTTCGGGCAGCGCGTAAGCCTCGCCGTCTGCAACAAACTTTGTGGCACCCACTTGGCCGCGGTACTGCTCAAAAGTGCAACCACCAAACTCGAAGCCACCGCGAACGTCATCACGCAACGCCGCGCCATCCATCCAACGCTGGTAGGCGTCTTTCACTTCGGGATGGTCTACAAGGTTTTTGAAGTAGGTGCGGCCGCAGATCACGCGAACACCGGTGAACGAAACGCCGGCCAACTGGTCTTCAATCTTGTCCAGCAGCTCCAAAACTTTAGAGCGAACCTTGGTTGTGGCAGTGCCGAGCACCAGCGAGTGGGTTACCTGGGCGATTGCGAAAGACGTGAATGTGTTAAGCAGCGGCGTGGTGCCGTCGGCATCCATAATGATGCCCTTCACGGCGCCGATTTTCAGGTGCTCCATAGTGGCGTCAAGCTGTTGACGGTGCTTTGCCTGGCGCTTTGCCACGTAGTTCGCAACCGCTTCCGCTTCGGATTCGGTACCAAACGCCCGCAGGTTCTGGATCTCGTCAGCCATAACGGTAGACCGCTGCGGCAAATGCAGTGTGTTGAACGGAATCAGCGTGCGGCGATTTTCGTTCACAACCAGGCCTGGTGCGCCACGATCAGCAGCGGGAACCAGGGCCAAAGTCGCGCCGTCTTTCTCGATGCTGAGATGGGTGGTGTTGATGCCTTCATTACTGAAAAGGCCCAGTGCGCCAAGGCGACCCGGTACGTGGGGGGTTTCCATGATGGCTGCAGTCAGCGATTGCAGGCTGAATGCATCATCGTTAAAAATATCAAGTGTAGCCATGGTAAAACTCCTGGTTTCAGTTTCGTTTCAGCGTCTGTGGGCTGAACCGTTTAAGCGGTTGGGGCTGATTAGCGGGAAATGATGCCGACAGCGGCCAATTCAACAATTGCACCTGCGTCATCGCCGGTCAGCAGCTCTTCAGAAACTTCGGCATCCCGAGCGATAACGGCAGCGGATACGTCAGCGGCAGAACCGTCAGCGTTATCATAAAGAATGGCCACTGCAGTCTCGGTGCCGTTTGTAGCTCCGGATGAGTAGGCTGTGTGTTTGCCTGACGCGGTAATTTTGCCGAGTACCTGGCCTGGCAGGTAAGGCCCACCGGTCAGGATGACGCTTTCGCGTGAGCGTTCGCCGTTAGCTTCTGAAACCAGAAATTCACCGGCACGGACGGTTTGTGTCTTCATGCTATTTCTCCGAGGTTATGCTTGGTTGTTCAGTTGGGAATAAGCCTTTTTTGAGTCAGGCTGCTTGCTGTTGCCCGGGCCGGGCTTGTGGTGATGGTCCAGATCCTGATCGACCAGGGCTTTCGCCTCGGAAATCGCAGACCGGAGCATCTGTGTGGGGCTGTTCAGGTGTGCCAGCATGGCCGCAGCATCAATACCGCCAGCTTTGGCGATGTCTTGCACTTCGACGGCCATCTTCAGGCGGGCTTCCACGGTGGCCACCGGTAGCTTCTCCTTGGCCATGGCTACGGCCATCATTTCGAAGCCGGCAGCTGAGCAGCGAGCGATCACGTCATCCGCTGTGGCGGCAATCGGGTTTTTGAAGGCGTCCAGTTCGGCGGTGAGGGCCTCCAAAGCTGTGGTAGCCGCTTCAAACTGTCCGGTTAGCTCAGTAAGTTGAAATTCGGCCGCGCTTGCCTTGGCTTCTGCCTCGCGAATGGAGCCCTGCATTTGCAGCTGCTGACGGAACATGCCCGGGTCTGCGTGGGCCACAGCCTTTAACTTGGCGTCTTTGTCGGTGGCGAAACCCCATTCAATGGCTTCGGCGGCGCCCATGAAGGTGTCGCCCTTATCCAGCAAGGCGTTAATTTCGGTGGCGCTTTTCCCGGTTGCCTGAGCAAACGCTTCAACCACGGCATCGTCGATCACTTTGATGTTGATCGCGTGGGCTTCCATTTCCTTTCCGGTGTAGTAGCCGCCCATGAAGCCCGATGCGCGGTGCGTCATAATCGTAGAGCCAACGCCCATGGTTCGGGTGTCGCCCGCCAGCATGACCACCACGGCAATGCTTGCGGCCATACCGGTAACGCGAACGTTCACCGTGGCCGGGTGGGCTTTCAGGTAGTGCATGATGCGGATACCGGAGGCCACGTCACCGCCCGGGCTGTTCAGGTCAAGGTTGATAACGTCCAGTTCGCCCAGGGCGTCAATTTCTTGGATGAAATCGCGGGCGGGCTTTTCGCCGGTGAAATCTGAGATCCAATCCGGCGCCCAATCAGAGCCAATGGCCCGATCAATAACGACCTTGGCCGTGCGGTTTTCGGCCTTTTCTGCTTTAAACCAATTCATGGCTGTTCCTCTGCGTTGAGCCCCACTTTTTGGAGCATGTCTTTTTTGCGTTTCATCGAATTGACGTTTGCCTGCTGCACATCGCGGGACTGATATCCGCGCTTAGCAACGGCGGCGTCGAGGCTTTCGAGGTCGCTTTCGATCTCTTTAACCGTGGCGGCAACGTCTTGTGTTGGATTGATGTGTGGCCAGCGCTGGGTGCGCCAATCTCGGCTGTTGTAGTCGTCATAAAGCTTGGTGTAATTCGGGGCCCGAACGGCGCCCACGAGCACGGCCGCATCGGTAAACCAGAAGCCGACACGCTCACAAATCTGGTGGATCGTCAGGTGGTCTTGCGCCATTTCAATTTCGCGGCGGTATTCGTTAATCATTGCGCGATAGGTGCGGTCATTTATTTTTGACCAGTCACCGGTCATCAGCTCGCGCAGGGATTTTGCGCCGGCGGCAATGGCCAGCATCTGCTGCGTCTGGAAATCGGTGTAACCGGAGCCGGTGTTGTCGCCATCGAATAGGTTTAGCTTCTCGCCGGCGGCACCCGTCAAGATCGTGCCGGGCTGTGCGCTTATTTCTGGCAGCGGGTCGTCACTGCTTATCGGATCCCCGGTGATCGGGTCGTACTGCCAGTCGGCCTCGCCCTGGTAGTCTTTTTGCAACCAGCCTGTGAACGGGGCGCGGGTTTCTTTGCGCACCAGCTCGCTGTCTTCGTAGCTGTCATAAGTCTTGGCGCGGAGCAGGGCCTGCACGAGGTCGGATTCACCGCGCACCTGGCCTGGCCGAAGCGGTAGGTAGTGGTGGATGATCTGGCTGGCCGGGATACGTATCAGGCGGTTATAGGTAGCCATGCCGATGGAATCTTGCGGATGCTCTGGGTATGCCCAAACAGCAACGAACTGGCCACGGCGGTTGTACTCTTTGCCGGAGATTATTTTGTTTCCGTTCGTCAGGGTGCGGTTTTCAGTTTCGGGTACGTGGTCCGGCTCGATAACTTGCAGCTGAATTGGCACCCCCATACCGAAAGACGCCGGGCGGGACCGCAGCCGAATGAAGACTTCGCCCGCTGTTCGCCGGCACCGTACTGCCTGGGATAGTTGGCCGTAGAAATCCAATGAGCCGTCAGGGCAAGATTGACCGGTCCATGTAAGCCAGCGCCGGGCCATGGTTTCGTTAAATTCATCAAAGCTGGAATCAAAGATTGGCGTAATGCCAGCGCCGACTTCATTAACAACGTTTTTACTGACGGCACGTTCAAGCCATGGATTGTTCCGCACGCTTGCCCGGGCGCGATTTCGCAAGATGGCCAGAGATGAATTCAGAGCCCGATTAGGGCCGGTCGCGGGAGCAATCCATCCAGTACCGCGGCGCCCATGAGTGGCCCCTTCGTAGGCCTGGGCTTTGTAGTTGGGAACTTCACCAGCGCGAACGCGCAACCGTGGCTTGCTCAAGTTAAACCCCTTTCATTACGTTGACTCGGACACCGCGGCGCGGCCTCCGGCCTGATTCGGAGTTCATGCGCGATTCGATGTGCTGTTTGGCTCGCATCAGATCGCCAACGGAGCGGTATCGCACGCGCTTACCGTCAGCAAATTCGACTTCCATTTCACCGGTGGCGATGGCGTCGTTGATTGCATCCAGGTCGTCTGTGGTAAATGCCATTATTGGAACCTGACTCTTGATTGCCGGCGCTGGCGCTTGGCCGGCGGTACGACGGTTGATTTCGAAAGCGACTGCTCACCGCTGGCCTGAATTTCTGGATTCTCGTCCCAGTCGCGGGCCCAGGGTGGCGGTGAGTGCCAATTGATCTTGTCGTAGCCCTTTTTTGTGGCGGCCACATCGATGTAAACGAACAGGTCAAAGGCTTCGTTGTTGCTCTTGCCGGGCTTGCGCCAGCGTCCTTGCGGATCGCGTTGCTCGTAAGTCAGTTCTTCGTAGAACCATTCGCCCAGCCAGTCAGGGAAGTGGATATAGCCAGGGCCGGCTTCCGCTCGCTCCAATCGGTTGGAGATGGTGTCTTTAATCAGGTTGGTGTTGAGCAGGTACAGCGGGATGTCGCCTTTGCTGCTGGTGTGTCGATCTTTCCGGCCGGTGCTGTCTGGATATGATTCGCGCATTCTTGGGGCATTGATGGTGCTGCCGCCCTTCACCAGCATGACCTTTCGGCTCAAGCCAGAGCGCTTCAATTTGCGATAAAACTGGTAAGCGTTTTCGGTTACGCCGTCTTCGCCACCGGTGTCGATCGCTGTCAGAAGTACCGGCATTTCGCGCCCGCTATTGTCCGCCAGCGGGTACTTGCGAGAGATCACAAAGTTGATGAGCAGATCCCAGTCTTCCGTGTAGCCGGCCGGGTCGATTCGCAAGCTGTCGCCATCTTCGTTCGTGCGCTCTGATTTGCGCAGCGAGAACCGGTCAATCAGCCAGCGCTCGCCTTGCTCACCGTAGCCAACGACCTGAACAACGAACCGGCGCTTCTTGCCGCCCTGAACGTCCACTGCAGCAAACAGGCAGCGCACACCTTCAGGTACCACTCGATCACCCAGGCTTTCCGATCGCTGCTGAATAATCTCAAGGCTGCGAACGTTGTCGAGCTTGCGGTACCGGTAAGGTCTGCCCCAGTCGGTGTTGATAGTGGTCTTCAGTTTTTCCTGTGAGCCGGTCGTCGCATAAACCTCTTCGGCCTGGCGCAGCTTTTCCGTCAGGCTTTCCCACGTTTGAAACGTCGCTGCCGGGCCTTCCATCCAGAACGAAGCGATGCGGCTTTTGCGCTGCTCGCCAATCAGTTCGCCGTCTGGTGTTAGATGACAGCCTTCCGGTACCCACTGCCCAGTCGCGTTGAGCTTTCGCTTGCCTTCCGCCAGCACTCCGCAGTGTGGGCAAAAGGGCTGGCCCGCTTCGGTGTTGAAGTTCTCCAGTATCGGCTGAAACCATTCACTGCAACTTTCACACTGCCAGTAAAAGCGCTCTCGGGTGCCCAGGTTGTACAGAGCCAAAGCGCCTTTGGTTGGTGGCGCCGCGTGCGGGAATTTCGGGTCCGGCTTCCAGTCTTGGTCTGTTATTTCCCAGCCCGGCGAGGTTTCCACCAGCGTCATGCCGGAGCTCATGAATGTTTGCGTGCGTTTTGACGCCAGGCTAAACGGGTCGCCTTCGCCGTTGAGGTCTTCGCTTAGTCGGTCGTAATCCGTCAGGGCTACAAACCGGTAGTCAGAGCTGGACAGCACGTTAACGGTGGGCCACTTGATGCCCAGGTAATTGCCAGCGCGGAACGTTTTGTCGTGCACGTTGTTGTCGTGACCGTGCGGGCTCATCAGCGGAACAAGCCGCGGCGAATTGCGCAGCATTCTGTCGATGCGCTTTTTGCTGTACTCGCGTGATTTGTCTTCGCTGATCTGCACAATCAGCATGTCGCCCGGGTCGCAGGTTATGACGTAAGCCACCCAGCCATCCAAAAGGCAGTTCGTTTTACCGGACCGGGCAGGGCCAACAAAGATCACCGCGTCATAAACCCGGCTCGAAAGGCAGTCCATCGGTTTGTTCATGTACGGCGTGAGGTCTTTCCGGAACGGCGATATCTTCCCGCCACCATCCACCACCATCATGCTTTCTTCTGCGGCATCGCTAACCTGAACCCGGCGCGGTGGCTTGATGAGTTCCGCAACTTCCCGCTTGATCTGTGCAGCGCAGGCCAGTGAGGTCACTCGTCATCCTCTTGCATGATGCGCAGGTACATCTGTTCGCGTAGGGCGTCCACGCTGTCCTGAACTCTCAAGATTGCTTCCGGTGACAAGTCACAGTCGCGCTCCAGAATGTCGGGCAGGCTATCCAGTGTGGTGGTTACCGCTTTGGCTAAGCGGCTCATTTCCAGGTGCACTTCGTCCGCGCTCAGTAAGGATCGAAGTTGAACCTCAAGTTTTACCCGTTCGTTTTCTGACTGGTACCAGGCCTTGCGATCCGTGGGTGGAAGCAATGCCGGGTCGTGATCTGGGTTAAATGCCACCTCTTCGGAGTAGATGGCCCGGGCTGCGTCCCTCAATGCGTAGGTCGGGTAACCGTTCTTCTTTCCGGACGGGCTAATCCCCGCGTCTTCGATCCGGCGGATGATCGTTTTCCGGTCCATGCCGAAGGCGCGAGAGCATTGACTGATCGACCAGTTGTAAGCTTCAGCGATGCTGTTAACTTCTCCGGCCACATCAAACTCACTTTGTGTTTTTGGTAACCAGATGAATCACACTTAACTAATTGTTTTACATATTGTTATGAACTTCATCTGGTGAGGCCGCATGTGGGGCCAAAAATTACGCGAAAACCGCGTGGTTGCCCCGACT